CGGCTGAACTTGAGGCACAGTGGCCTAGTTTGGATGCTGATGAAAGACGAAATGAGTTGTCAAAATTGGCAACTAAAAATCAAACCGCAACAAAAATAGCGCAAAAAGATGCTGAAGCCAAAGCAATGGAGAAGGAACAGATAATAGATGCTTATTATTATGATCCTAATTGTGATGAAATAAAAGATGACGGAGAAACATACTACAACGAAATTTACGGCAAATGAAACAAGAAAATACAGCTGTTCAATGGTTAATGGATCAGTTTATAGATGGAACTAGATGCAAATGGGCAGATAAGACTGATACCATTATTTTCCATTTACCTATAGATGCTCTAGAGAAAGCCAAAGCAATGGAGAAGGAGCAGATCATAGAGGCTTTTAATTATGGAAATGGGGCATCTGATCTAGCCTATGGCTCTGAGTATTTTAAAAACAAATTTAAAAAATAAACTATGCTAACTACTGAACAAATTATTAGAAAGTACGGAGATCCTGATGATGATGGCTCTGATTATCTAGTAACTATTACCCTACCATATCCTATGAGATTAGCATGGGATCCTAAAAATACTATTACAAAAATGAGAGTTCATAGTTTAGTAGCTACTCAGGTTACAAATATCTTTACTGATATTCTAGCTCATTATGGATTAGAGCAGATCAGAGCTCTAGGTATTGACCTTTTCGGGGGATGCTTTGCTTTTAGAAAGATGAGAGGAGGGAATGATTATAGCAGGCATAGCTGGGGGATTGCCATTGATCTAGATCCTGCAAGGAATGGATTAAAAGCTACAGCTAAAACTGCTCAATTCGCTAAGCCTCAGTATAAGCCCATGATAGATATTTTCTATAGGCATGGCTTTATCTCTCTAGGTAGAGCTAAAAATTATGATTGGATGCATTTTGAGGTAGGCAGTTAAATTGAAAAGCTATGAAAGAAAAGATACTAATTACTCCAAACATAGAAACTAAGCTAGAGGATGCAATTAAAAATAATGCATCTCCCTTTGAGATTTATCTGCTAATGATAGAGCTGCTAAATGATCTCCATAAAAAATCTAAAGAGGAGGGAAATGATGTGCTAGGGATGAGCCTATTAACTGCCTCTACTATTATGCTGGATTTTTCAGAGTATATAGAGCTAGCTCAGGATAAAATGATGCATAATGTAAATACTATGCTGCATGATTTTATGAGCAAAATGAGTAAAACTGAGCTACCGAAAAATGTTAAAAAAAATAACTACAAAAATTAAGCGGCTATATTTGTAATTATGGATATGCAAAATTACCAAACTATAGAGGCATTAACCCTCCAGCTGAGAGGGGATTTTTCAGAGCATGATGCAGAGATTTACAAAAGGATTAAAGAGCTAAAGGATCAGGAGCAGCAGTATAAAAAGCCTGAGAGCTCCAGCTTTGAATGCTTTGGATGCGGATCATAAATAAAACCTAAAACCTAAAACCTATGAATTTCAAAAGAGATGGGCAGTATAATTACAATTTTCAGAAACGCTACGGCATGGCTGATAAAATTGATTATGTTAGATTTTATTTTGATTACCTGAGAGGGCTGGATAGATTGCTTAATACTCCTGATCTATTGGCAGCATCAGGGGTAAATGTAGATGATTTAAAAAAGGAAAGAACGTATTTTTACAATAACCTCATGGGCTTTATGAAGCCTCTCAGTAGTTTTTATTTTTCAGTTTGTTATATTTACAAGAAAGAGCCTCATGTATTCGGAGAGTACAGGCATAACTTTTACAGGAAAGTATGATAATCAGAGAGAATAAAAACGTTATCAGGCATAGCCTGCAGCTCCCCTATAGCTCAGAAACTAAAGTAAAATACCTATTGCTATCTGATCTGCATTGGGATAATCCTAAATGCAATAGAGAGCTTTTAAAAAAGCATCTAGATATGGCAGTAGAGCAGGATGCATATATACTCCTAAATGGAGATACTTTCTGCCTCATGCAGGGCAAATATGATAGGAGAGGTAATAAATCAGATATACGACCTGAGCATAATGGAGCTAACTATTTTGATTTAATTATTAGAGATGCTGTAGAGTTTTTTTCTCCCTATGCTAGCAGGATTTTAATGATCGGTTATGGAAACCATGAAACTAGCATTTTAAAAATGCATGAGTTTGATGTACTGATGCATTTTGTAACAGCCTTAAACTATAAGAATAATACTAACATCCAGCTAGGAGGCTATGGAGGTTATTTCATTATTACTCCTGTATTAGCTGAAAGGAGAGTACATCAGATAAAATTGCGCTATCATCATGGGCACGGAGGAGGAGGAGTAATTACTAAGGGAGTAATCCAAGATAGCAGGCTGCAGATGTTTTTAGATGCTGAGGTAATATGGCAGGGGCACGTACATGAGCTATACCATCATATCAATAAGAGAGAGGTATTAACTGATAATATGGAGGTAAAGCTAGTTAATCAGCATATAGTAAGAACTGCTACCTATAAGGAGGAGCATGATGGAGGATATATGGGCTATCATGTTGAAAAGGGCAGGCTACCTAAGCCTCTAGGATGTTACATGATGGAGATAGATATTTATAGATGTAAAGGAGATACTAGAAACTTTAAAAGAGATTTAAAATTTATTGCGTATGCAGGATGATAAAGTAAATTATGTAGGGAAAGGATGGGCTAATGATTATGGGATTAATCTCCAGCTTAATCTAGAGGATCTAAAGAAACTGCCAGTAGATGCCTATGGCTGTATTAAAATCTATGTAGGTAAAAGAAAAGAGGCTGATCCTAAGAGTAAAGCTACTCATTATGCTAAAGAGAGTAAACCTATTGAAAAAAATCCTCTAGATTAATGCTAGCAGTTATCTTTTATATCATAGGAGCTATTAACCTCTATTTCTTTTTTTTAAAGCTGATCAAAAAAGATGGATAATAAACATTATAAAACAGCCTCAGGAGTACAGGCTATAGATATTATAGATGCCTATGATTTAAATTTTAATTTAGGGAATGCTATTAAATACATCTGCAGAGCTGGAAAGAAAGTAGAGGGAATGGATGCAAATGAGGCAGCAAAGGCTGATCTAGAGAAAGCTAAATTTTATCTACTTCATGAGCTAAAAAAGTATCAGGAATAGCCCTAAATTATATTTAAGATTATGAAAGATATTTTACACTCATTAGGCATAGATATTACATTTTCAGCAGCTGGATTTTTAGGCTCTGCTATCATGTTTTATAATAAGAAAAAGAAAACATGGGGCGGAGCTTTTATAGCTTTTACCTCAGGGATTTTATGTGCTAACTATGTTACTCCTGTAATTACTGCCTCATTAGGATTGGAGGGAGAAAAGATGGAGAGAGGCATGGCATTTATTTTAGGCTTTATCGGATTGCAGGGAGTAGAGTATTTAATAAATAAATATTTCCCTGTAAAGAAAGATGCATAAACTAATAGCTCATCTGATAGATAATGAGGAGTATCAGGAGATAGCTCATAAAATTGGAGGCTCTATGGGGGAGGATCTATGGCAGGAGTTTATGCTAATGATCTGCTCTAAATCTGAGCCTGAGCTAGATGCCCTCCATGCTGCTAAATATTTTAAATTTTGGGCAGTTAGGAGCTTATCTAATATGATGAGTAAAACAGGGGCAGTAGGTAAAAAGTATAGGCTCTATGATATTGTAGTAGAGATTAAAGAAACTGATTTACCTCAGGCAGATGTTTATAACCATGAGATTGATATACTCTATCCTCAGGTAGTAGATGCCCTAAATAGTGAGCTATTTACGAACTATGAGAGAAAGCTATTAGCAAAGTATTTAGAGATGGGGCAGAATGTATCAGAGCTACATAGATTAACCAATATCCCACGTAGGAGTATCTATAATAGTTTAAATGCAATTAAGATAAAACTAAAAACTAAATTTAAAGTATGTATTTAATTATCAGTTTATTAGCAGCATCTCTAGGATATGTATTAGTAGGCTATACTATCCTCCCTAAGGTGCTAAAATTTAAGCCTTTTACCTGCTCAGTATGTTTATCATTTTGGGTAGGAGTAGCATATACATTAGCCTACTATGGTATCTCTCCTCTATCTGTATTAATGGCTGCAGGAGTAGGAGCTCTATCCCTTATCTTTGTATTAATTTTAGAAGTAAAACTATGGTAAATCAGGATCTAATTAAATCGGCAGAGAATATCTATAAATGGTATCTCATTTTAAATAAGCTAGGGAGTATCTATGGCTTTAATCTCCATGATGAGCTGAGAGATACCTACAATAAAACTAAGCTGCCTATTATGCCTAACTATGTAGCTACTTGTAATGATTGCATCATATCAGCTATTAACTATGTAGCCTCATGGTATCTAAAGAATAAGCCTGCAGAGGTAGCTCCTGCAGAGGCAGAGCCTGCTCCTGTAGAGGATGCTCCAGCTAAAAGAGGTAGAAAGCCTAAAGGATAAAGAGATGCCTATACCAAAAATCAGCAAAGGAGAGGAGAGGGATAAATTTATATCCCGATGCATGAGCAATACTCAAATGGTATCAGAGTATGATGATCCTGCTCAGCGTTATGCTATCTGCTCAGGTGCAGCAAAGTATAATACTAGGCATGATATGGAGAGCTATGCAGATTATCCTGATGCTGTAAAAAATAATGCTAAGAGAGGCATTAAATTAAATGAGGCTGTAGGTAATAAATGCGCTACTCAGGTAGGAAAGATTAGAGCTCAGCAGTTAGCAAATGGGGATGCTGTAAGTATCAATGTAATTAAAAGAATGTACTCCTATCTATCTAGAGCTGAGGTTTACTATCAGGAGGCAGATGATACTAAAAGCTGTGGATATATCTCCTATCTCCTATGGGGCGGTGCTGCTGCTAAAAGATGGGCAGATAGTAAATTAAAAGAGCTGCAGATGCTATCAGTATTTTCTGCTGTATCTCCTAAAGCTCTGATCTATAGTAAATCTGATGCATCAGTATATAAGCTAAAATACCCTACTTTAGAATTTACAAAGGTAGAGGAGCTGCCTAATGTAAAGCAGTTATATCAGTTTGATTATTGCCTAGTAATTACTGATGATGCTAAGCTATTTAATGAGATCAGGAAAGTAAATAATCTTTATCCTCATCATTTAAGGATAGCAGTAAAATTTGAATAATAGGAAATGGAAAAGGCAGAGATTATTTATTTACACGCAAACGGAGGCTACCTAACTAAGAAAGGAAAGAAGCTCCAGCCTGAGGATATTGTTAAGGGATTTTGGGATTATATAAACTATTGCAAATGTTACTGCATAGATCATCCTACTAATAGCGGAATGATCCTAAAAGTAAATAAACCTAGAGTACCTAATAAAGGAGGATTTTTCAGCTATCTAAAAATAACCTCTCAAACATGGCTCAACTATGGTAAAGAGGATGCCTATAAAGAGTATCATGGGATAGTATCAGAGATAAATGATTTTTTCTTTAATGAGAAAATGGATGCTCTGATAAATGGAGATGGAAATACTACAGGCTTAATCTTTGATTTAAAGGTGCATCATGGATTAAATGAGAGGCAGATAATTGAAAATAACAGCACGATAACAGGCATTAATATTAACGTACTGCCAGCTCCAGCTTTACCTAGATCAGAGGCAGATATAGATCTATCCTAATGGATTTACAGGTATCATCAGTTTTCTATGCTAATTACAACAGCAGAGCTAAGATAGTGGTAAATCAGGGAGGCTCTAGCTCAGGGAAAACCTATAGCATCCTGCAAGTTTTATGCATCAGGGCTATAGAGCAGAGAAATAGGATAACCATAGTAGGGCAGGATATACCTAATTTAAAGGTAGGAGCCATGAGGGATCTAGGTAATATCATTAATGATACTCCATTTTTCGCTAGGCATATAGATAAATTCAATGCCTCAGATAGGATATACTATTTTACCAATGGCTCATTTATAGAGTTTAAAAGTTATGAAAATGCTCAGGATGCCAAAAGTGGTAAAAGAGATTACGCATTTTTTAATGAGGTAAATGGTATTAGGGAGGATGTATTTAATGAGGTTTATTGGCGATCTACCAAGCAGGTATTTATGGATTATAATCCTACTGCTGAATTTTGGGTGCATGAGCATTTAATAGGAGAGCCTGAAGTAGAGTTAATCATATCTGATCATAGACATAACCCTTTTGTAGATAACAGCATTAGAGAAAAACTAGAGGCTCTAAAGGATAAAGATTTTAACCTATGGAAAATCAATGCTAGGGGATTTACAGGAAAGCTGGAGGGGCTGATTTACAGGAATTGGGTAACTATAGATGAGATACCTCCTAATGCTCAGCTTTTAGGCTATGGGCTAGATTTTGGATTTTCTGCAGATCCCTCTGCATTAGTAGCTATCTACAAATTTAATGAGGATATAGTAGTAGATGAGCTGCTATATTTAACTGATAAAACTGCTACTCAATTATCTGCATTATTTACTGCCTCATCAGTACCTAAAACTGAGGTAATAGTAGCAGATAGCTCTAACCCTATGGCTATACAGGAGCTCAGGAATTTAGGCTGGAGGATTAAAGGAGCTCATAAACCTCAGGGATCAGTAAATGCAGGGATAGATATAGTAAAAAGATTTAAGCTCCTAGTAACTAAGAGGAGCATTAACACCATTAAAGAGCTGAGGCAGTATAAATGGAAAGTAAAAAAAACAGGAGATCCTGATGATGAGCCTGTAGATTTTGCAAATCATAGCCTAGATGCTTTGCGCTATATTTGCATGGAGAAACTATCAGAGAAAAATAAAGGGGTATATGTTATTAGATAAATTAAAAAGGGTAAAGAGTTTTTTAAAATCTTTTTACGCAAAGGATAAAAGCCTATGGGCTACATTAACTATAGAAAATCTGCAGGATATTCTAGAGGCAGAGAGGATCTTAAAAAATCCTATTGATCTAGCAGTATCAGTAATATCTATAGTAGATAGGAAAAGCCCTGCAGAGGTAAAGCTATATGATTATGATGAGCTCTCTGCTAGGTATAAAGAGATTAAGGAGCAGATAGATCAGAGGATAGCTAAGCCTCTGCCTAAATATTGTGAGCTAGGGAAAAGGAAATACTACATAGCCAGCATGATAGAGGAGCAGCAGGCAGCTCAGATGATGGAGATCATTAAATTTAGGGAGATGGATGATAACCTAGATACTCTCCATTATCAGATAGCATCCATGCTCAGGGAGATTAAGCTAGGCATGATACAGGATTATGATGCTGATGAGCATGAGAAAAGAGCAGAGCTAGTAAAAAAGCATTTTCTAGCCTCTGATGCTATTGATCTAGCTAGTTTTTTTTTTCTAGTTTGGGAGCAGTATCTAAAAATTATCCCTCAGTATTTAGGCAAGAGCATCATCCAGCAGATGAGGATGGAGAGCTAGAGCCTGATAAATCTAGTTTTAATCCTGATCCCTATGTAACCTATGGATTTTTAAACGTGGTGCACAATATAGCAGGAGGGGATAGAACTAAATGGGAGCGCATATTTAAATGGAAGGCTCTCTATTTTCTTTTCCATGCTCAGCATCTAATGGATGAGAGGAGATCTATAGAGCTAGCTCATAAATCCAAGAAATTAAGCTAATATATTTTTAGGTAATGGCTAGGAAATTTTTTGAGATAAAAACCGATCTAGATAAGATAGCAGGAGCTATCCCTGATGATCCTACTAAAAACATGACTGAGGGAGAGAAGTACCTATATGAATGGGCTACAGAAACTATCAGGATATGGAGAGAGGAGCTATTATCTAAGGATAAAAATAGTACAGGTAATTTATCCTCATCCTTTGATCCTTTGCCTATAGAGAAAAAAACTGCAGGCTTTGCCCTAAAAATAGAAGCTGCTTATTATTGGAAGTTTATTGATCTAGGAGTAAAGGGAGCTAGATCAGGAACTAAAGCACCTAATAGCCCTTTTAAGTTTACATCTAGATACCCTCCATTAGAGGCTATTACTAAATGGCTTAATTTTCGCCCTGAGGTAAGAACTAGATTAGCTACTATTTTCGGAGTAGATGATAGCCCTGAGGGCAGAAAGGTAGTAGCTAAAAATATGCAGAAAAGCATTTTTAAAAGAGGCATTAAAGCTACTCCCTTTGTGAATGCTGCAATTAACAGGGAGAGGATAAATGAGATGCAGGATTATATGGCTCAGTTTTTTAAAAAGGAGCTAAGCGAATTAATTATAGTAGAAAAAAAGTAATAATATGGGATTATCAATTATACAGCAGCCTAGTATTTATAGCTCAGGATTTAATCCTTTAGCTTTTGTTATTAGCAGTACAGATACAGCAGAGCCTAATTTTAGATTTACTGCTGAGGTATCATTAAATGGAGTAGGGGTAACTACCTTAAAAGTTTATCCTGATCCTGTAGATAATAATGGCTACTTTGAATTTAGTAAAATAATTAGTACAGCTCTATCATTATCTGAGCCTGATATAGATCTAGATGGATTTAGGAATGCTCCTAAAAATTATGCTGCATATACTATTAATTTCGGGGCAGAATGGGGCTCTCCTCCTGTACCTGATGAGCTCTCTACTGAGTTTTTTAGTGGCAGAGTAAATAATGCAGCTTTTGGAGTTCGTGAGCAAATTACCTCAGGCTTTGATATTGCAGATTATTTTGCTGATGGATCAGCAGGATTTAAGCCCATGAGCAATTATCCTACTACATTTTATGCCTCTCCTAATGATTATGGCTGGATCTATTTTGGAAATGTACTGCAGGCTACAGGAACAGCTGATGCTATTAGGGTAGTATATGAAATGGCGGATGGAGGTATTTATAATCCTACTAGGGATTTTTATTTATTGAATAATAATAATATAGCAGCTCATACATTAGGAGATGATAATGAGGAGGTAGTACAGATAATCCCATTTTTGCCTGCCTCATTAATGGAGATTGGGGTAGATTATATCTCTGATAGTAACCTAATTACTGATTTATTTGAGATCAGCTCTGAGGGATTTAGATATAGCTTTACCTTTTATGATGAGCAGGGAGGTAGCCCTATCTCTGATACCTACTATATCTATCCTAATTTATGTAATAGCATCTATGGCAGAGCTCAGATATTTTGGCAGAATAGAAAGGGAGGGATAGATAGCTTTGTATTTACTAAGCCTAAGAGATCTACCTATACATATAATAGGCTACAGGCAGCTAAGCCTCTAACTAGGAGATATGGGGAGAATAGCAGCCTATACAGCTCTAGAGGCTACTCTGATTTTATTGCTGATACTGAGAAAACTGAGGCAGTAAATCTCATCTCTGATAACCTAACTAATGAGCAGTTTATTTATTTAACTGATTTATTCTCCAGCCCTAGAGTATATATCTATGATGAGGCTCTGCAGGATATTACTCCTATCATTATTACAGATACCAACTATAACCCTAAGAAAGGGCTCTATGATGGGGTGCAAAATTTAGTTATCAATTTTATTTATCCATATAAGGAATTTACTCAGAGATGAATACTCAGCTAAGGTTAGGCAATTTTTACATGGATTTATCTGAGGATATTGCAATAGATACCTCATTTAATCTAGCTAATATAGAGGATGCTACAGATAGAGGCTCTGCATATAGTAAAACTATTACCCTCCCATCTACTCCTAACAATGATCAGGCTCTAGGTTATTTATTTGATCTATCAGCTCAGGTAACTAATTTTGATCCATCAGCAAAGGTATTAGCTGAGGTAGTAGTAAATGGCATCCCTCAGTTTACAGGGGTAGGGCAGCTGCTCAGGATCATTATCCTAAATGAGATAGTAAGATATGAGGTAGGCATTTATGGAGAGGCAGTAAGCCTATTTAGAGAAATTGATAATAAGCTAGTAACTGATCTAGATTTTTCAGATGCTGACCATGAATGGAATGCAGGATCTGTACAGCAGGCATGGGATAGATTAGAGGCTAATGATTTTATAGAGCCCTATACCTATCCTTTAATTGATTATGGGCAGATCCCATCAGTAGAGAGGGAGAATAATCCAGCCTCTGCATTTTATACTACAGGGATGTTCTACCCTGCTCTATCCATCAGGCATATCATAGATAGGATTTTTTCTGATGCAGGATATACCTATCAATGCCCATTTTTTGAGGATGATGATTTTAATCATCTGTATATCCTCTATGGTACTGATAGCATCCCTAAAAAATCTAATGCAGATTTATATGCTACTCAGTTTTATCTCAACAGCTCTGAGAGTTATCCATTTTCTATCCCTAATATAGGCTCAGGAGGTTATCTCTATCCTGTATATGATGATGCTACTGCTCCTACTTATTTTAATGGAGGCAGTTATGATATTGCTAATAATAGATATGAGGCAGGCATAGCAGGATCTACTGAGTTTAATTATTTATTTGTAATAGATGGAGGGCTTTATAGTGAGAATTTTGCTCAGTTTAAAGTAGTATTAGAGGTAAATGGAACTGATGCAGATTTTATCCTGCATGATGTTAATGATTTAGTACCTGGAGGAGTATCATTTACTATCCAGCCTGATAGATTTTTATCAGGTAAATTTACTGCTACATTAGCAGCAGGAGATCTAGTAAAAATTAAAATACAAGATACTACTCCTGCAGGGGATTTTAGTGGTGAGGCTAATGTTTTATCTACTCAGTTTTCAGGGCAGAGCCTAGAAAATCTAGTATCTGTAGGTGAGGTATTTCCATTAAATAGCATCCTGCCTGTAGGCATTAAGCAGGGAGATTTTTTGAGAGGGGTGCTCAGAGATTTTAATTTATTTGCTGAGCCTGATAAGAATAACCCTAAAAATATCATTATAGATACCTATGATGATTTTTATACCTCAGGAACTTTATTAAATTGGGATGATAAACTAGATACCTCAAAGGAGATCAGTATAGATCCAGCTGGAGCTCTAGCTAAAAAGAGATTTATCTATAGCCATAATAGAGGAGGTGGATATTTTGATAATCTGTATTTTAATAGCTATGCAGAAAACTACAGCTATAGAGATTTTATCAATACCTCAGATTTTGCTGCAGAGGCAGAGGAGCATAGATCTATCTTTGCTGCTCCTGTAGTAGTAAACTATGGTAACAGCTCTAGGCTGATCCCTAGATTTTATGATTTTGAGAATGGTAATTTAAAGAAAATAGCTGCAGGCTGTAGGTTTGTATATGTTGATTATATCTCCTATCCTGTAACTGCTGGATTTTTTGTTTTCAATAGCGTACCTATGGAAAAATATCCCTATGCAGGGCATTTAAATAATCCCTATAATCCTACTATAGATTTTCTTTTCGGGATGCCTAGAGAGCTATACTACTCTAATACTCCCGAAAATCCTACCTTATTTAATTACACTAATAATAATCTTTTTAATTGGCTACATAGAAACAAATTAAATAGTATTATTAATCCTAATGCTAAATATGTTACTGCTAGCTTTTTTCTTAATGAGGTGGATATTAATACCTTTAGCTTTAGAAATAAGGTATTTTTTAAGGGGCAGAGGTGGAAAGTTCAAAATGTAAACAACGTAGATAATATTAGGTACAATAGTACGGAGGTAGAGCTACTGCTAGATTTTCCTATAACTGCATTTTCTCCTACTACTTTTGCTGTAGTAGATGGGGCTGGAGCTGATCTAGATGGAGAGAGAAAGCCTATTATCTCTACTCCTACTGCTACTACTAATCCTGAGTAATTTATATTTATAGATATGGCTGATAAAAGAGAGATTGTAATAGATATTAACGTAGATGCCTCAGGTAGTAAAAAGGGCACTACTGATTTGCGTACTGAATTTAAGCAGGTACAAAAGGAGCTCAGAACTTTAGCAGCTGCAGGAGATACAGCCAGCGAGAAATTTAGAGAGCTAGAGAGCAGAGCAGGGGAGCTAAAGGATAGGATAGGGGATATGAATGATAGGGTAAATATCCTATCATCAGATTTCCCTAAATTAGATTTAGCTGTAGGAGTAGCTAAGGGAATAGCTGCAGGCTTTGCTGCTGCTCAGGGTGCTATGGCTTTGTTTGGCTCTGAGAATAAAGAGGTAGAAAAGGCTCTAATGAAAGTACAGGGAGCTATGGCTATGCTGCAGGGGATAACTGAGCTAGCTAACCTTACTCAGAAAAATAACGTAGTAGGCATGAAGATCCAAGAGGGAGTTATGAAGGTTTATACCTTTGTTACTCAGGGAGCTACATTGGCTACTAAGGCATTTAGAGCTGCATTAGTTGCAACAGGGGTAGGAGCTTTGATCTATGCGTTAACTGAGATCATCTCCCTAATGAGTGAAACAGGAACTACAGCAGAGGAGGCAGCAGAAAGATTTAAAGCAGCTGCAGATTTAAATGCTGCTGGATATGAGAGGGAGGCTAAATTAGCTAAGGCTCAGGGTAATGATCAGTTAGCATATTTTGAGCAAACATTAGCCCTACAGAGTAAAATCCATGATAACCAAGCAGCTCTAAGATTGCTAGAAAAAGCTCAGGCAGAGGATGCTACTGAGGAGAGAAAGCAGAAAATTAAGGAGCTCAAAAATGATATTGAAAATTTAAAG